CTTGCAGTGCCATTCATAGGAGGAAAATTACCATCCTTAGCTTGTTGCATCCAGAAGTGTACTGTTCCTACATCCATTTTTCCTGGACTTGTCTCAGGATCAATTTCCACATAGAATCGCTCTCCTAATCCTTTACCATCTACTGGATCAAAGACTACTGCACCGATAGATAGAACCATAGCATCTGGGCCTCGGCCCAGAGTTTCTAGATCTACCATCACATTGATTTGAGTATCATTCATCTTGCTTATCCTTTCGTTCGATTGATTCTTGTGTAGAGAATGTGAGCTTGGCATATCGCTTGGCAAGTTTCACACCATTCGCATGGAGAATATCATTCCGATTCAAGCCATACAAATTCCGCATTGCTTGCATATAGAATTCTAGATCACCTAATTCTTCTACAATATTCGCAAGGTTCTCAGGTGTCTGTGCTTGTCCATAGATATGAACTTTCTTCACAGCATCTAGCAACTCACCTGCTTCGCCAGCAACACCAACAGCAGCATGAATTTTCATCATCTGCTCGGTGTCACCTTTGAGTAATTGAAGTACAAACTTATCGTATCGTACTACTGTGTAAGCTTCTCCTGTTTCTGGATCAACATCTGCCAAAGGCACTGCAATAAAATCGTTACTCATACTGACATATCTCTTTCTTCTTGGGTTAATAAAGAATAATCAATTAGGCCGTCGGCTCCATCATTAATTATTCTACGTTTAGCAAGGAATCCTTTTCCAGGAATACTTTGCAATTTATCTGCAGCTACTAAGTTCTGCAATAAGGTTGTAAGATCAGTCATCTTTTCTAGATCTGAAGCTACGTGTTTCCAAATATCTTTGAATGAAACTACTCCATACTCTCGTTCGATAAGACTTATAATCTTGTGACTCACATCTGAGTGCTTTGCTTTGCCAAACTCTCCGAGGGCTTTAGGCATAAAGTGTTCAGCGTGTGCCAATATAGTGTTTGCATAGATAACATCGTGTCGTGTAATTGTTTTAGAATATCTACTTGCACTGGTAATGAGACAGAGTTTGAGAAGGTGAGAAAATCTTCGCGTGGAGTATGAATCGAATCTGACATCATTGACTCCAAGATTTGATTTATAGATTCTATCAAGAACTTCTTCTGCTTCAGGAGTGAGTTCAGCTGCTCCGTGGCAGATTGTTCTAATTGCTCTGAGTAAGTCGACGATTGTTTGCGTTGATTCTGTAGAAGGTGCTTTTGGGAATGTGATTCGTTTTCCATTTGGTTCTCCATAAATAAAGAGTAGACGACTAAAGAATCCTTGTCCGATTATCTCAGGAGGAAAGGCGATACTAAGGTTAGTAGGAGTATTACCTCCAAGAATAGAAACAGTAGGATTGACAATACTAACTGACTTACCGTTCTTGATTCGGTTACGATAGATACCAGAATAATCCCAGAGAGTGCCAAGTAAAGAAATAAATTCCACGTTCCCATTGCCGAAGAAGTCATTGAATTCATCAGCCATAATAAAGATTTCTGAATCTGGTTTAGTTCCTGTATCATCTTCGCCCCATAAGTTCTGATCTAAGAATGAATCTGTGTCTACTGCCTTAGCTTCTTCATCTGCTTCGCCTGAGAGATCTAAGATAAACTTTTCTTTAGTCGTTTTATCCGCAGCGATAGTGTGGTATCCTGCTTGTTGAATGAGTTTCTTGAATAACTTAATTGCTGTACTTTTGCGGGTGCCAGAAGCACCAACAAGCATACAATACATATTCGGATTGATTGTGAAATGACCATGATTAAAATAATATCTCCGTCCTAGGTACGCACCAATACTAGAAATAGCTGCCCATCTGTGAAAGATAGCAGGTACTTCTGTATCAGATGCGTATTTGAGATACGAGGAAAGAAAGTCCTCAGTCATGGAAACCTTACTTGTTAGAGGATTTGCATAGACTGTAATAGTCTTGCATTGCATATCCATTGGTTACGATATCAGCAAACTCTTTAATTTCTGGCGGAGCATCTGGCCATAGATTGGCTCCACGATGCACCAGTTCTTGAAAAGCTGCCATTGATTCTGGGTCTACTACAATACTAATAGTATGAAGTTTAGTTTGTGCAAAGGTTTTGATTGTGTTGATACTCATTCTGTTTCACTCCAGTAAGTTGCATATTTGAATTGACCTGATTTATCTTTCATGCCGATTTTAAGTGCGGCTGGCACTGTGAATTGTCTGTAAGTTCCAGATACGTCGCGGACTGTAACAGGAATTTCCATAAGTTCGCGTACTCTTTCAGGGAGATCTGTTGCGTCTTTTCTATACGAGAACAAGATCGAATCATGGATCTGAGCGTGCAATCTGAATGTTGTTGGATTTGGTAATGCGATTTCATAGAATACTTGCAGGAAAGCTTCGTTTAAAGTTCTTGCGTTAAGTGATTGTGGACAGTGAGCAACGTAGCTATTAAGGTCTGATTTATTTTTGTCTGGGTTTCCAAAACAGTAGCGAGTCCAGTCTCCGTGCTCAATCCATGATACCGCCGTATTTTTAATCCCTTCAGTTCCTTTTGCATTTCGCAGATTAAATTTTGTGTGGTGGAAAGCGCGGCTAGTAAGTCGTCGGGTAGTCCCGATTTCATTAACAACGCTGGTGTAGTATGCATCTCGAATCCTTGGATATGTTTTATGAAACTGTGCGAGTAGATATTTTGCTACGTCTAAAGGATCATTGTATCTAAGGCCAAGAAGTTTCTTAGCTTCCCAGATCTTATCTAATCCCATTGTGTCAATTAAGACTCCAGGCCCCATGTTATAGTTAGCACCATGGTTGACCCTCTTGGCAAGATCCCGTAGTTTTTTATCTTTAGTTTTTCCCGCGACATCGTCATAGATCGAGTCATAAGAAACACCAAAAAATGCTGAAGCATTAACGGAATGGAAGTCTCGTGTACCTGATACCGCCGCAATAAGGTTGGTATCACCTGATATATTTGCTGTATCTCTGGACTCAGCTTGCTCAAGATCGCACTCTCCAAGGTAGAATCCATCCTCAGCTCTGATGGTCTGCTTAACTTCTTTGCCTCGTGGAATGTTCTGAATTTGTAAGCCACACCAGAAATGGTGCTCTCTACTAGCAAGTCTCCCTGTATCTGTTCCGTGCGGATTGAGAGCGTATAATATTCTGCCCAGAAGTTCCTTTGCACCACCCTCACCGGCATGGATTCCTGACTGCTTAGCATCTGACTGGAGACGTAAGTATGTCGTTGCAAGTTTCCTGAGTCCTCGGATTTCGAGGATGCAGTCGATAAGAAGTTTGTTGATAGGATGTCTAAGGCTTGCTTTCGCGAGGTCTTTTTCATTGGTACTTTCTATATCCTTACATCCTAGAATGTGAAGGAGAGTTTTAACTTGTACTGGAGATCCAGGATTAAAACCTTTAGCCCCAATCATCTTTCTTAATGTATCAAGTTGCTTGGACTCTGCGGCATCTGCGTCTGCTCTAGCACTGACAAGTTTATCAGGATCTCTCTTGAGTCCAGTAAGTTCTGCAAGGAGGCAGGGATAGACAAGAGGAAACTCAAGCTGATAATTTCGCTTTGCCCAATCAGGTGCTGTAAGGATTTGTTGTATCCACACATTTGCTGTAGCCCAAGTGTCAAGTGCGTTGTATCGGTAGTACTCATGGAGATCATTCGTTTCTGCAAGATCTTTCCAATATACAACTTTACGTAAGAAGAAGGCATTAAGGAAAGCAAGATCTTTTGGTAACTCCGAATACCAACAATGCATGAAATGGGCAGTATCCCATAACCAGTTGGTGGTCGGAGCGTTATATCGCAGTAAGTAGGAGCAATCATATTTGCCGTTCTGAAAGATTTTCTGTGCAGGAAGTTCGTTGAACTTGCGCATCCATGTCAGATTGTAAACAGAATCAAGAGGTAAGACACAACTGTGAGTAGTGATATTACCAGTACTAGAAATGAATACAGCCGTATAACCAATACATCGGATAGCGAGATTCTGTCTAAGAGTTTCAATATCCACTGCGATAGCATAAGCGCCTTTGTATCTTTCATAGATACTTTCTATGTTAGAAGGTGTGAGAATATCAAAGGAGAATTCGGTTGCTTCTTTCCAACTCTCAACGGCAGTAACTTTAGAGATGAAACGAGCGGCGATAAACTTACCATACGAGACGGTGAACAACTGCTTGAGTGGACTAACAAACACGATCTCCAAGTTCTTGTGTGCGAACAATGAACCTTGATAATCCGATAGAGAAGGATTGGATTTATTATTCCCTCTGAGTTCAAGTAACTTCTTGAGTACAGTTGTGTTGGTAGATACAACTTTCGTAACGTTTCGCTTCGCACAATACATCTCCAAGTGACTAAGAAGTTCTATCTTCTCGGTAAGTACGTAGGTATTTAAACCATTGAACATGCCTTTAAGATGTGGAACATAAGCTTTATCTTCAAAGGTTCCCAAAAAGAGAGCGTTGTTCTTGCCCAGATTCTTTGGGCTGGCGCTTACTGCTGCGTCCTTTTCCTTGGACTTTGCTATTAGTTGCGCTAGTTTGCTTTGAGTTGATGCTTGTGAGTTCATGGACATGGTGTTCAACTTGAGAAGTTCCTGAAATAATTGTGAGCACAGAATCCTTGGCGCGTATTGCAAAGATATCACCTCTTGTAATAACCTCATAGATTAGAGAAGATCGGCAAAGAGTTTTAGCAGGAATAACTCGGATGTAGAGTTCTCCATTATGGATGAATGTTTTAAGTTTACTCATGTCTTACTCCTTAATGCCCAACTTAAATTTAATCATGTCAATGTCTGCTGAAATTTCAGAAAGAACAAAAACAATACAAGCTAATACGCCAAGAATTAAACCTTCAAAAAATGTCATGTCTTACCCCTTAATGCCGTGGGCGGCTTCGATTGCTCTAGCGAATTTGTAGTATTCGTTTGTGTGCATCCAAAGATGCGCAATATCTTGGAATGTCAGCGGTTTGCGTTGTTGTGGTGTGGTGTATAGCTTTGTGCCAACAGGAAGTGATACATCCAAACAGTTACTTGCATCGGCGTATTTACTCATAGGGGTTACAACTGCCACAGGCTCATCCTGCTCTTGCTGATAAACCTGCACAAATTCTTCACTATGTCCAAGTTCTCCACAAGGCTCAAAACACTGGTGTCGGTTTTTACAAGCGTATTCAGTGTGATCTTTATCAGGGCAAGGCTCACTGTGCTCTTGCTTTGGTAAGTCTTGCAGTGGTACAAGGAATGTATTAACATCTTCAATCTTACCTGTAATATCATACAGGCATTTATATTTTGTGGTCATATCTTACTCCTAAGATCCTAGTGGGCTAACTAAAAAGCCCTCTCCTTATTAGGGAGAAGGCAATTCGATTAACTAACTAATCTATTAGATAACTTGCAGTTCAACAATATCTGTATACAACTGAGTCTTATCTTTGTTAGGACGAACCTTAGTAACCACTGCAACTTCTAAGTTCTGAGCTTCAGCAATCAATTCGCGATTACTTTTCGCACCGAAGTGAGCTGCCAAAGATGCGAGGATCTTCTTGAAGTTACCTTGGCCCAGATCGTTGTCCATCATGTAGGCAACAGAAGTTGTAGCGCCAGCAGCCAAAGGAGCTTCTTCACTGTTAGCCAGTTCCAAAGTTTCGACTGCTTTCATACCAACTTCAAATGCAGGGTGAGTACCGATTTTCTTTTGCACAATAGTGATAATAACTTTGTGAGTGCCAGCAGGAAATGGCTTGAATTCCGGAGCATCTGCCAAGTCGTCCAAAGTACCGTCGAGCAAAGAGTCAATGTTAAAGTCTGACATGATAAGTTTCCTATTAAAAAGTTAAGGAGTTGAGGGAAAGAGATTGAGAGAGATTAGTACGTAGATGCAACAATGATGTTAGCAATCTTTCGTTTGAGATCAATAATGGTTCCATTATTTTCGCATACATATGTCCTTTCTTTATTGTGTAAGTTAATATCTTGTTCGCTTGCATGGTTAGCAATACCTACTGTACCATCGGCGCCGTCCCGTGTCAAGTGAATAATTATACCTTGGTTTGCAATGATAAAATCATACTCGTTTTGGAATCTTACGTCAGAGATAACTACTGTATCTGTATCTGCGTAAGCACCCCATTCAGGATGATGAGAGTCATCAGCATTAAGTCGTAGTGCTAATCGTCTGATCCAGAAGTCATCTCCGAAATACTTACGCATAACTTCTGTACCAAAGAACTGAGCTAAGTACCTAGGAGATTTATCCCAATAAGGATTAGTAAGTTCTTTAATATCTCGCTGTTCAAAGTGTTCGATTGGTAAGCCAAAGATTTCTGCCAGTCCTTTCTTCAAAGGGCCAGCAAAAGCTTCAGGATACATATCTTTATAAGTACGAGTAAGGAACTCAGCTACTGTATCTTTGCCTGAGCCTGCTTTACCATGCAAGCCAATAAGTTTAACACCTGATGTAATAGTTGGAAGATTCATTTTATTTACCTTGTGCGAGTTTCATCTTTTGCAATGTTGTCAGAGCTGCTGTTGCAGGAGTATTCTGATTTACAATGTTGGTTGTCTTACTGATCTCTCCTTTGAAGATAGGGATAAGTGATGCTTCTGACTGTGATTCCAATACATTACCAGTGCGGGAGCCAGTGAGAATGTTACCATTATACAAAGTACTAGAAGCTGCAATATGTTTCTTGTTCTTAACTTCAGCGTAGATAACTTCGTCAAAATACTTAGCAGTGTTACGAGAGAAAGCACGAGTGCCAGCTGTTGGAACAAGCTTAGTTTTACCATCTTCCATTTCTGCTTCAGTTTCGTGACTGATACATACGATATTAAAAGGAGCTTGTTGGACATGGCTAAGAAAAGTATCCATCAGCTTGCCAAGATTACCCCAATCATCGTAGTTAAGTTTGTAATCTTCAGGTTGGTTCTTAGTGATGTGAGAGATAGCAGAGTTAGTGAGTTGAGTAAGAGAGTCAACAACAACAATGGTATCGAGAGGCAGGTTGTTAAGTTCAACTGTTGTGAAAGGCAGAGAGTCTTTCTTACAGAGAGAACAACCAACCTTACCATGCTTCTCACAAATATCTACCTTACCACCTTTAATTACTTTAAGCATGGTTTCGATAGCGATAGGATAGGAACGAGTATCTGGTAAGGTGATTACTTCTACTCGCTCTTGTTGATCCTCAGGTAATTTGAGGAGAGTATCAATGCCGTTTTCTAAATCAAACCAGATAAGATTAAATTCTTTAGAAAGTTGCCCAGCAAGCTGAGTCTTTCCTGATTTCGGCGGGCCAAAGACTAAGGCACGATGTGATTTAGATGCTGTTCGTTGGGATAGTTTCATAGTTCTGCCTTTGCAAGTTGTGTTGTTAATAAATCATCGAGAGTAAGTACTATCTGATATTCAGTCTTATCTTCTTGGTCTGGGGTACATGGTTTAGTAAGGTACTCTGTACTAAGTTGGCATACATTGAGATACTCGCATTCTCTAAAGAAAGAATAGCAGCTCTCTCCGTGCATAGGATATACTTCCGCTTCTTCGTACATCTTAATTGTTTCAATGTCCAGAAGTAATTCCCGTATCCATAGTGCTCGCTGGAGATAAGTTTTCTGAAACGGGATGGGTAGATACTCACCTGACTTAGTGTTATAAATCAGATATAGAACTTCATATGCACTTAGATCGGGAAAGATTGCATCAAGAACAATAGAATAGCCAATGGCTTGAGCACTGTTTTTATACGTTGCTGGATTAACAGTTGCTGATCCAGTTGTTTTACATTCGAGGACGATAACTTTTCCTGTAACTTTATGGCGTAGTACAGCGTCAACAAAGCCACGAAGTCTAAAACCGTCAGGAAAGATAACAGAAAAGCTAAGTTCACAAGCAGGTTTACCATTGTAATATACAAGCTCATACTCCTTTAAGAATCCTGCTTCACGCAGAGATAGAAATCGTTTGATTGCAATGACTGCACCAAAGAAAGATTTGTTAAGTTTCGGATCTTCATTGAAAAGATCTGTATGCCAACCACAATACATTCTCCAAATTATTTCTTGTTCGCTCTTATCTTCGAGAGCAAGTTGGATAGCTTCTCCGAGGATGTGTCCGTAAGCGAATGTGATTGTAGATTTAATTGATTCTTCTGCACGATGGGTTGTGCGGAGTCTGTAGAGTTGGAACTTACGTGGACAGGAATGTAACGTGAGCATTGAGGAGTATGATAACTGCCGAACGCGATAGTCAATCTTTCCTTCATATCCTTCTTCGTGCCAATGAGTTCCGCTAATTCCTTCTGATTCTCCATCGTCATATCTGGTAGTATCATTGATGTCAACTGCCATATCTGATAGAAAACTGTCGAGTGAGAAGTCGTTGGTAGACATGAAATTAGTTCCTTTACTAATAAAGAATAAACTCCTGAAGATCCAGCTTTTCCATAAGGAAGTTGAAGCCAGTCTCGCAGGAGTTTGTATTGAGGGTATGAGAGTTTATTTAGTAGAACTGTCAGTACCAGAGATTGATGTAGATCCAGATTTAGGTTGGTTCCAGCGGTAGTATTCATGGAATTGTTTCCAGTATCGGCAGAGAACTAAGCAAGCTGTAGCAACATCTGTCTTTTTGAATGGAGGATTATGCATTTGATATCGCAGATAGCGTCATTGAGATTATGAAAACTAATACCCAGAAAAGATTTGCATCTGTCAAGGCACAAGCTACGAAAGAGATTAGTGCAACTAAGGGTGCCATATTAAAATGCGTCAACACCAAGAGTTTTAATCTTGGCAGTTAGAGACTTAGCGGCGGCAGGCTTGGTAGCAGACTGTGCGAAAGCTACATTCGTTTGTACAGAAAGACCTGAGACAATGATAGAAATATCTTCTTCGCTAAGTAGCGTAATCTGCTCAGGATATTGTCGGATGGTTGTGTGGATTTCGCGCAGAAGTGTTGGCATCTTAGGATTCTTTTCTAGAATCAGGGAAGCTAACTGTCCTACTTTCTCGCGGAGTTCGAATCCATCATCAGTAGTTTGTAAAGTTGTCATGTTATACAATACCTTTCGCATTAAAGATCCACTCTGTTACACAAATAATATCTGTACCAAGATCTGTACCCGCATAAACAAAATGAACTTGAGAAAGAGGAAACCACTCAGTAATAGGATCATCTAAGGGAGCCTGATTAACTGCGATAGTTTCAAACTTAATAGCTTTAGCTGTCTCGCCTAAGATATTACCATGCAGATTGAAATGTTTTTCAGGAGCTTTCTTAATCAGCTCTTTGATCTGCTCCACGGTAGGCTTAGGGAGTTTGGTATAGGTTGCCATAGTAAATCCTTTATAAATCCTTCAGAGTTATAGGTGATGCTTGATGAAATGTTAATGAGAATGTGAGGATAGAATTATTAGCAGAGACATGGAGTTTGGCATAGCTAGGATCACATTGTACTTTGTATCCTACATCCATCCACTTTTCTTTTGTAACTGCCTTAATAATTCGAGGGTGAAGCAATCTATTAGCAGTTATTGAAACTACTCTATCTTTCTTTAACTGATTCCAGATTGGTTGATATTCACGCATAGGATAGATTACTAGGTTTCTGCATTGACATTAGTTCAGTGACCCAGATTTGCTTTGAGGAGATATGAACAAAACACTGACTAAGTTACCAGCTAGTAATCTAGCCTATACCCGAAGGTATAAGAAGCAGTTTTATATCATGCTTAGGATACCATTGGCTCAAGTATATTTCAACTATGTTGCCCGATTCATAGAATTACAGGTTCTGAACCAACAATTCCACATCGTTAGCGCTGAGATAGCTATCAGCCTTAGACACCAACAATTCCAGAATGTCTTGGAACTGTTCGACTTGCTTGGAATGTTCCATGTACAAAGCCAATTGGTCTTTCAACTTGGAGATAACATCCTTGTTGGTCTTAACAATAGCAAACTTCTTGAGGTAAACCACAGTAGCGTTTGTAACTGCTTCGACAGACTTGCCAGTAACGCCAGGCATAGTTTCGATGTAGTCTTTTGCAAATGCTTCCCAAACTTCGGCAGCGATGGCAGAACTACGACGATCAGCTTTAGCCAAGTTAGCGATAGCAGACCACAGAACTTGTGCAGTTGGGAAAGTAGCTTGTGTAACTTTCTCATCATCTGATACGATAGTAGCAGCTTGGCCACGAATCACATCATAGATAGCTTCTTGCAACAGTTCCAATTCTTTGCCACCTTTTTCCAAGATGGAGATAATACCTTCAACACTGGGAACTGGGAGTTTCAATTCAACCGAAGGACGCTTGTTACCAAGTTTGTCTTTCTTGAAGTGGAATGTAAACTCTTTAGTGTCAACCATTGTATCGTGGTTAGCTTGAATATCTGACATTTTAATTTCCTTTAGGTTAGGAGTTGGGTTGAATCGGGAAAGTTTGTTCTGGCCTTTCCCTTTCGCCAGTGTTGGTATAGTAACAGGTCGGGGATTCCGTGTCAAGCCCTATTTTTAGTGGTAGTTTCTTCATCTGTTAGTTTTTTTCTTTCATTATTTTTGTAAGAGCAGAATCTACTAGCTAAAGAATTGTTACGTTCATCTGGTAGGTAGCACCCACTATATCCTCTGGAGAATAACCATTTACCATAGTATTCACAGAAATATATATGAGGTTTTTTATTACTAAGATTCTGCTGGTATTTAGATCTAATCATAATCTACTCCTTCGTTAATCTTACCTTTAAAGAACTCTGCTTTCTCTGCAAGAGTATCTCCTTTAACACGCTGTGAGGTAATACCTTTCACAAAAGTTTCTGGCTCACAGATAATATAGAGTTCTTCGCGCGCCCTTGTAACTGCGGTATAAAGAAGCTCACGTTGTAACATAGTTGCATGAGACTGGTGACATACAAAGAATACTTTGCGCCATTCAGAACCTTGAGACTTATGCACAGTTAGAGCATAGCCTAGAAGCATACCATTAATCTCAGATGCTTTATCTACTTTAACTTCGATATCAGAATCCATCATACGAAGATGTAAAGTATGTGATGCTTGTCGTACTCGCTCAGAATCTTCAGCAGATGCTACTTGTCCTAAGAGAAAGTCTACATCAGAATCATCCATAGATTCCTCTGCGGTATGAACTACTGGATCATAGCCCCAATAATCTAAGGTAGCTGAGGCTGGTAGATACTTAGCACCTGCATAAGTAGGATTGACTTCGATCTTAGTGATTACTGCATCCTCTTTCTCATAGAGAACCTTATCACCGATGCTAAAGTATAGCTTGTTAAAACCACTGATTACTTCGTGAGTAAGTTCGCCGCGTTTCTTAGAAAGATGATTGGCTAGAATCTTATTAAGTTCCTCAGTACCGAAAGCTTTGTTGAATGGAATAAGAATCATATCTTCCTCAGGATCATAGGCTCCTGCTTTCTCAGCTGCAATAAAGAATTGTCCAGCTGTAGATAATGCATCTTGTGGAGAGATTTTCTTTTTCCAAGGATGTATAGTTAGTTGGTCTGGTTTCTTCCAGTTTGGGAATTCTGTTTTCTCAATGATATTACCAGAGAGAATCCTGTGTGCCAAAGAAATAATTGGACTCTCAAGCGCTTGACGATAGACTTCGGTAAGTTCAACCACGGGTAAAGACAAGAGTTTAAACCCAAGGATAGCTGGGCCAAATACAGGCGGTAACTGTTGAATGTCACCGAGAAAGATAAGTTGCGGTTGATGTGGACAAGCATCAATAATTTCCTTATAAAGCTCAATACCAATCATAGAAGATTCTTCGAAGATGATAGTACGAATAGAAGATGGTAATGGATTGATAGCATTACGTGTAGGTTCAAATGCCATCTTAGATTTAGTATCTCCTGTCATTTCATCAGTTACTTCGTAGTAAACTGGTGCATATTCTAA